CTTGACTTGCCTTAAAGAAGTGCATATATTCCCAAGCACCATAGCGGTTTATAAACTCAATAGTATTTATAGTGTATTTAGGTTCACATACCTTCTCAACCGTTACAATATCTAAAGAACCTGCGCTACCCTGCAAGTCTAATGTATAGGTATCTAATGCAGTTGGCATCGTTCCTATAAATCCTAACGCAGTAAGGTAGGTAGTAAGGTTGGTTACCCCTATAGGGAAATCAATAATAGAACCTTCTGGTTGTGCAGGGTTGTGGAAAGAAGTGAGGTCAATAGTAAAATCGTCATCAGCACTACTAAACAAAATCTCCTCTACATCCTCTGCACCATACTTACCAATACATATAGGCAACACCTCGTTGCCACTTGTAGTAATGTATACCCTGTCTACTTGATTTAAGAACAATGAAGGAATCTCAAAGTTAGCCCCCTCTGCAAAGGTGTGGTAGCCATTGCTTACAGGGAAAATGTCCGAGCTTCCTGTATCGTTTGAGATTGTCGGAGGGTCAGCCTTATTGTAGTAGCTCACATTGTAATCTATCTGCACCCACCATACACCCTTATCAATAGATGCTTGAGCAGCCGTGATACTTGTACTACTATAGTCGTTCTCTATGTACTCTGCTACTAAAGGTGCAATGTCAAAGGATACATCAGTTCCTGCAAACACATCTCTAAACAAAGTGTATTGAGCAGAGGCAGGTCTACTACCTCTTGCTGCATTCCATATATACACCTCAAGGGTAATGTCCGTTATAGACCCTGCAAGAGCAGAGTAACCTGCGGTGATATATATTGGGCTTCTTGCCCCTACTAATTGGTCGGGTGTTATTACACTCATCGCTTGGTAAATTTCAAAAATTCATCTACATCCATTGAGACTGCTTTGAGTACCTCTTCTGGTAACTTCTCAAACTCTAATCTAAATGGTGCTTGGAAGAACTCACTCTTTGGAATCCCTCGTTGCTTAATACTTCTGCTTATTAAGAAGGCGGCTCTATCAAGGTTCGCCTCTGTCTGCTTCACAAAGCTATTGGTCTTTAAGTCTCTTGCTTTAACTTTCTTTTGTGCCATCCAAGTTCTAATAGAACCCTTTGGAGGTTGCTTACCATCAAAACCAAATCTACTTCCATTAGGCACTTTGTACTTCGTACCACTAACCCCCTCATCAATGTACTTACCATAGTCCTCCATAGTGAAAGACATAAGTAAGTGTACACCCGTAGTGAGGTCATAGTCTAAACTATCCTTTAGCTTTCCAGAGGATACTTGTCTTCGTCTCTTTTTCTTACCATCGTTATAAGTGATAGTACGAGTAGCACCAAGATTAAGTCTCGCTGCTTTAATCACTCGCTCGGCAAACTGCCTTAAGACTCTCTCTGTATTTTGACTTACTACGGACAAGTGGTAATGGTATTAGCAATGTCAATAGATAGGGTAAGATTCCAACCTACCAACAAGTTCTCAAATCTATCCTCAAAAGGTTCACAAGACGGAGTGCCGTTTAACTGGTACTTGTGCTGCATTAGGTTGCCTCTCTTTAAGTGGCTTACTAAATCGTTAGCAACCAAGAGTTGCGTGTTTAGAATGTCGTGTCTGTTATCTACCCCGTAGAAGATTTCGGCTTCATCTCTTGGGTTATCCTTACTCACATCAGCTACATCCATAAATAGAATGCTCATTGAGTAGGTAATACCAATGTCGTTAAAGGTCACATTGTTAATCATAATATGTGACAAGGGGAATATAGTCTGCTTGTTGAGGTCTACCTCAAAGATGTCACCCTCTGTAACTGTGTTGACTTGAGAGTTAGCAATAAGGTGTTCTCTTATCTTTGTTGTAATGTCGTAGAATGAACTCATAGTAGTCTCTTATGATAAGTTAACCTCTATGAGCAAAAGGTGTTTAAGATAGTTTCATCTGCTTACGCTCTACCTCTGCTTTGTCCTTGTCGTATATCAGTTTAGTAAGGCATTGTCTCAAGGGTAGGTTTGTAATAGAATCATATCTTGCTACATCGCCACCTGCTAAATGGTCTACGCTTCCATACCATCCCCACTTCTTACTAAAGTTGGCGGAGGCGGATAAGTTCCCATCTCCTTCACCCCCTCCAAAGAGGTCGGGGTACTCTTCAATAACTTGTTGCTTAAACGATAAAAAAAAAGCGTTGCACCTAATGCAACATCTAAAGGGAAGTCCGAATATCCGTCTGTACCATTGTAAGGTTCTACCTCATACAAGTCTCCCTTCTCTTTTGTTATGGGTCTATACAAGACCCCAACTGTCTTATGTAGGCTTTGCATATCTGCAAGGTAAGCATCCAAGTCTATGTACTCGCCAAAGCTCATCTCCTCCAGATTAGGAATGAACCCATACTCCCTGCCTCTAAAGGTTAGTCTTCTTGTGAGTGGGTGCTTGGCACTTATCATAGTGAAGATGCCGCTACCTATATCCATTATGTCATCTGCCTTCATAGCATAGGCTACCTTCAATGGGATATGTGCAAATATCTCCAATGCCTTGAGTAGTGTAAAGGTTTGGTCACCATCAACCTTGAGGAACTTTTGGTACTGCTCAATAGTCAGTTCCCTTGCACTCTCTGGTAAAATTACCTTTACCTCTCTACCTTCCATATATTCTTTCTTTTGCTATTTTACAATACTCTTCACTTATCTCACTACCTATGTAGTGGCGATTATTTAGCAAAGCCATCTTTGCCGTTGTTCCGCTTCCCATAAAGGGGTCGTAGACTATATCTACCTCATTGCTCCAGCTTATTATGTGGTCGTTAGCAAGTTGTTCGGGAAATATCGCAGGATGCTTGGTCTTGTTTTTACCTATGTGTATTCTCCAAATGTTAGAACGCCTACCATATTCATTTCTAACAAAATAACCATTACCCTTTTTATTATCTCCCTTATTTATTATACTGTCTTTCCTTTGTTTCCTTCCTCCATTCACACATTTATGGTCTGTAATAAAATTCATTGATTTAGGTTTTGCCTTGCTAAAAACAAACATATACTCAATCACATTGTAATATCTATCTTGCGTTGGCACTCTACCCGTTTTTTCCCAAATCATAGTATCGTGCAAGTTAAAACCGCACTCTTTAAAAAATAACGCTTGTTTAAAAGATGTTCCAGTCTCGCTGCCTTTTATAGTAGCATCACCTACTACCCAAACCACAACACCACCTTCTTTAGTCACCCTGTAGAGTTCTTTGGCTATACTTTCAAAATCAAAACTATACCCATTGTATGTCCTTAAATTGTCGTAAGGCGGAGATGTAACGGTTAAGTCAATAAAGTTGTCCTCCATTCTTGCCATTGTATCAAGGCAATTCTCATTGTAGATTTTATCTAACTGCGTATGTGCCATAAGTCTTATTCTTCTTTCTATTGTAGTTGCATAGAGCCAAGCTCATAACTGTATCATCGTGTAACCCTGTAGGGTGTCCGTATCTAATGCTTCGTGTCTTTGGGCTATACTCGTATGTGAAGTAGCTTAACTCGTTGTATAAGGGACTGAATAATTCTTTTGATGGTATGTGTACACTCACCTCGTTAAAGTCCAATATAAGCCCTTCTATGATTTCGTTCTTGCTTTTGTTCGTAGTAACAAATGGGTGGGTGTTTGCATACTGACTCTTTATCTGCTCAAAGATAGGGTCACCTACACCATTGACCTCAACGAGTAAAGAGGCATTCCATTGCCTTACTCTCTTTACTACCTCTGCAATCATTACTGACCATTGATTCTTATTGTCTCTATAGATGTCTACAATCCTACCTTTAGAATCCATTAAGGTGAGGACTGTGTAGTCCTCTTGCTTACCTATATCCAATCCTGCGAATACCTTACCTTGTGGTTTAGGGTATGCAGGGAAAGTACATTGGTCTATATTGGCGAAGACCTCACCACCTCCATCTATGAACTCTGCTAAATACTCTTGCTTGAATATAGCCTCTGGAACTGTTCTCTTGGCATCGTCTATCTCATCTCTTGAAATGAACGGAGTGTCGTAAGAACTCCCCTTGTAGGATTTGTAGTTAGGGTAGTCATCACTCTGCCCATATTGGAACAACTCATAGAACCAGTTCTTACCTTTGGGTGTAGAGATGAAGAGAACCTTCTTACCTCTTACAAGTAGGGTCGGCTTAATAGCCTCACTCCAAGCATCGTCTTTAATGAATGCTGCCTCATCTATGATGGCGTAGTCTAATGTCATACCCCTTATGTTGTCATATCTTTCAGCACTCCTAAAGTAAATGGTAGAACCATTCTTTAGTTCCAACTCCGAAGAGGAGTAGTTATTAGACTTGACAATACCAGAGGCTGCGATTGCAGACATCAACTCTTTCTGCACCTTATTCGCTTGAGAGTAGACTGGGGATACCCATAGTATCTTACAAGGGCTATTATTGAACCCCCAATACAAAGCAAGGTTCATACCCATCATAGACTTACCGAACTGCCTACCTATAGATGCGATGTGATACTTCTCCTTACCACCTACTATAGATTGTAAGAGTTCTGCTTGAACTTTGTGTGGACTGAAGCCCGTTACTGTCATTCGTCTCTTTCGTTGATTGGTGTACCGAACTCAAAGGTAATGTTCTTGAACAAGTCTTTACCATCTGCTCCAGTAACCTCTTGCCTTGCGAGTTTAGGAATCATATACTCACTTAACTTGAGCATAAGTTCCATAGCTTTCTCTGGGTTCTCTGCTGCTACTTGTGTAAGCCACTCCGTCATATTAGTGAGGTTGTCCTCAACTAACTTCTGGTAGGCTTCTCTAATCTCGGCAGTAGTCTTGTTAGGTTTACCTTTAGGTCTACCCTTTGGGTTGGTTACCTCTCCTTTCTTAAATGCCATTATAAATGATTATAGTTTATAAAGTTAACCTACTCATCTTTCTTTCGTTTAGCCTCTTCTCTAAATAGCTTCTTGATTGCTTGAGTGTTGGCTCTACGAGCTTGTCTGTTCTCTCGTGGTGGAGCATCTGGTAACTCTATGAAGTTCTT